CCGCTAAAAGCCCGTTATCCACAAGCCCCTTGCACCTCCATTTTATTTTTTTATTGAAGATTTGTCAAGAGTAAATCGGAGGTTTTCAGCATGAAGTTCATTGACATCAACCGAGAGTTCACCGCAGCAGCCAACAGCTACATGGCGCAGGGCTACTACATCAACGCCGGAACGATGGGCGGAAGCCAGGGCGAGGTCGCTCACATCGACCTCACAAACGGCACCGAGATCATCCGGGTGCTGCTCACCACATTTAACAACTACCTTGGCACCGAGGGTGTGGAGCTGATTGTTGGCCGGGTCAAGGACGACATCAAGCCCAATCAGGAAGACCGCTGGAACACCGTCTGGAATGAGCGTCTAGAGGTCATCAGCAACAAGAAGTTCTACCGTCTGAACAACCGCGCACAGGATGGATTCTACGGCACAGAGGAGGAAGCAAACGCCGCCGAGGAGAAGCGGTTTGACCGCTACAAGAGCCGCCGCAGCAATGACAGTGCGCTGGATGTGACCACAAAGGCCGCTCCGATGGTCAAAAAGTACATCCACGAGAAGTTCGGTGTCCGGCGCGTGAAGATGGACGACATCAAGGTCGTCAAGCACGGTGGCCGCTACACCGTCACCTACCACAAGCACGCTGCACAGCTGCACTAAGGGGAGGGCGCAAAGATGGTTACGATTCAGAGCCAAAACTTCGGCGTTGAGATTGAAATGACGGGCGTTTCCCGCGGAACAGCCGCCTCCGTCATCGCCAACTACTTCGGTGTCGGCGGTATCCACTTTGCAGGTGGCACCTACCAGACGTACGAGGCCAAGGATAGCAAAGGCCGCGTATGGAAGTGCATGAGAGACGGTTCCATCACTCCTCGGCGGCGCAGAGGTGGTGCAATCGTAGAGGCAGACGATACCTACCGCTGCGAGGTCGTGACCCCGATTCTCCAGTATGAGGACATCACCGACCTGCAAGAGGTCATCCGGGCACTGGTCAAGAAGGGTGCCATGGCGAACAGCTCCTGTGGTATCCACGTCCACGTTGACGGTGCGAACCACACGCCCGAAAGCCTCTGCCGGCTGCTGAACTTCGCCACCGGGCGGCAGGATCTGTTCTACGAAGCCCTGCAGATCGGCAGCCGCGCAGACCACTGGTGCCACAAAATCAACCCTGCCCTGTTCCGTGAAATGAAGAAGAACGGCCGGGCAAGCCGGAACGATGCAGAGCGCATCTGGTACAGCGTGGTGAATGACGGATATGATGGAGGTGTGGATTCTTCCCACTACAACAGCACCCGTTATCACGGAATCAACCTCCATGCATTCTTCACAAAGGGCACCGTGGAGTTCCGGCTGTTCAACGGAACCACCCACGCCGGGCGCATCAAAGCATACGTTCAGTTCTGCTTGGCAATGAGCGCATGGGCTATCAACTGTGACCACGACAACCTTCACTTCAAGTCCATCAGCGGTTACACCCAGCAGCAGAAGCACGATTTGATGATGCGAGTGCTCACCAAGCGTCTTGGCATGAGAGGCCCGGAATTCAAGACCGCCCGCCTGCATCTCACCTCTGCATTTTTGACAGAGGCCGAGAGCGAAAATACCGCCGCCTAAAAACCGAAAAGCTGCGCTATCTGGCTATACGGGCATTTGGAGGATATGACAATGAAACTTTACAAATACTCCGGTACCATCGAGGAGCTTGCCGTTGAACGCGGCCGAATCTCCTATATCAAACTCTTTGATGTGACCGACTTCGACAAAGCACCAACCAGACTGGAAGTCTTCGGTGCGCTAGGCAAGTACATTGAGGCCATCGAGGGAACCGATGCCGAAGAGCGATACATCAAGAGTGATTGGTACTTTGACAGCAACCTGTATCTGCGCCGCATTGAGATTCCCGGCGGTGAGGTTGGCCGCCCGGCGAAAATCATCACCCAGAGCCCGGACAACATCGACCAGTTGGAGATCTTCGGCCAGCAGGACTATATCCAGACCAGCAAGCCGGAATCCATGTCCTGCAAGGAAATTTACCGCTGGTCCGATTGGGAACGCCAGAACATGAAGTAAGGAGGTGGTGACCATGTTCAGTATTACCGATAATGAGAGATTGCGGGATGCGTATGCACTCCTGATGTTCATGCAGAGCGACATTCCCGCCTCTGCCGAAAAGAGGTCTGCCGTGAAAAACTTGGCGGCAACCGTCAAGATGGAGATCCGGGCCTACAATAACCGCCCCGTTTCCAATGTGCGCATTATCAGTGCCGACTATGACGGCCGTCTGGAGCTTGTTCAGCTGCCCGATGAATTGGACAAAGCGCACAAGGCGGATGCCGCCAACTGGTTCCGCGGCAACTGCTATCTGGAAGCTTACAACAGCCCCTATGACTGCACAGGGCAGGAGTTCACGAATTGGTTCTATCTGTTCCGGCGGCGCGGTCACTGGTTTGCATATCACTCGGTTAGCCGAGACGTTTGAGGAGGAAGTACAATGACGGACGAAAAAGCTATTGAGAAGATGGTCTATGACCAGCAGCAGGGCTGGCCGCTGTGCCCCCGCTGCGGCGAGAGGATGCCGGACAAGCTGACCCACGGAGCACTGAGCCGCCACGCCAAGGGCGTGTACATCTGTGAGGCTTGCGGCACCGATGAAGCCCTCCGGGACTGGGCCGGGAGTGTCAAACCCCTGTCCGACTGGGTGCTGGTTCGCGTATACAATGGGGATCTTCGGAGGTAATCGATATGGAAGAAATGCTCCTGTCACTGAATGGGCCGTGGTCAAATGCAGCCTGCATCGGCTACTGTGCCATGGCAATGCGCAACGCCGGTTTGAGTGAAAAGACGCAGCGCAAAGTCCTTGATGAACTGACCCGGTGTTTCGACGACGTGAGTGTTGAAGACGCTGCACAGATGAAGTTCTAACAAACAAAAAATCCCCCTACACTGGCCCAAAGGTCAATGCAGGGGGATTTTTGCGCGCTACCGAGGTAGCCAAATATAAAATCAAGAGTGGACCATGCCGGGCCGCTCTCTACAAAAGCCGAAGCTTTTCAAGTGCCTCTATTTTACACGGCACTCATGCAGCAGTCAAGACTTTTTGCCCAGTGCTGCGGTCATAACATCAAAGGCGTGTTCGATGACAGTATCCAGCACCTCGTCGGTGATGGCCCAGCGGATAGCCGCCGGGCACTTGGTGCGGAGAGCAGCGAACACCTGCTTCTTCTTTTTGGCACCCTGACCGCTGCCCATGATGGACAACTCGGCCTTTTTGACCAGTTCCAGAGCCAGATCCTTGACGGTGGCCTTGTAGCCAAGCCGGATACCGCCGATTGCCAGTGCGATAAAGCCCGCCAGCATCAAGACGATGGCGACGGGAGCGGGAATAAAGTTCAGCATAGCTTCCATGATATTGCCTCCTATAAGTATCAGCGGCGCGGAGAGACACCCCTGCGCCGTTTTGTTGTGTTGGTTATATCGGATGTTTCACAGGTACTTGGAAGCCCCGGAAATGGCCTTCCAGCTGGCAGGGCCGCAGATTCCGTCCACGGTCAGGCCATGCGCCTCCTGCGCCCTCATCAGGGCGTTCTCGGTGACCTCGCCGAACAGGCCATCAGCCTTCAGCTTCAGGAGCTTCTGAAGCATAATGGTGGCACTGCGGTTTGCAGGCCCGGTGCAGCCCCGTCGGATGGTGGGAAGCACGAATTTGTTGTAGGTCGTGCTGGGGTACTTTCCCGGCGTGGTGCAGAGCCACGTCGCTTTCGTGCCACGGGTGTCGGCGTGAACAAAAGCCCCACGGCTGTGCCAGTAGATGCCGATGCCGCCGAACCCCACGGCCTGAGCAAGGATGCCCAGTGCCACCGGGTTGATGCTGCGGTTCTCCGTCCTCCAGTCCGCCGCCATGCCATAGCGGTGCTTGGAGTTCTGGCTTCCGCCCACAGCCGCATTGTGCGTGATGCAGCGGTAGCCGGACGTGATCTTCAGCGGACGGTCTACTTTGTCCCGGAGGAGCTGGAGCTTTTCGGCCAGCTCCATGTCAACCGACTGCTGTCCGCAGCCGCAGGGGCACTCGAACTCAGACTTGGTAAAGTTCTTGGTGAGCGCGGTCTTATCCCCGCGCTGGAACGCAATGATGCTCAACTTGCACACCTCCTAAAAACCGATTTGGGTGAACACATAGCCGAGAAAAGCACCGATAATGGCCGTTACTGCATAGCCGACGGCCTTACGCCACAGCTCTCCATCGCGGCTCTCCAGAGTTTCCAGCCGTTTTCCCTGCTTTTCCTGCTCCCTGACCATGCTCTCCATACTCAGGGCCAGCTTCTCGACCGAAGTGGACAGTGCGCCCATTTTGCTTACGCTTTCCTCCAGCAAGGCGATTCGTCTGTCCTGACGGGCATTTTCCTCTTCGAGCCGACGCTTGAACTCCTCATGCTCGGCTCGCGTAATAGGCTGGTCCATCTGAACCTCCTTCTACATCGTCTAAAGAAAGGAGGCACCAAAACGGCACCCCCTGTGCGATTATTTGACTGGTAACTGGACCAGCGCAGCGATTGCCCGCAGGTCGATAACTGGAGCATCATAAAACGCCCGTGCCCACAGCCAGTGATCATCAGATTCAGGGCGGCGGTACCGCTGGCAGAGTGCCGATGCCCAAACCCGGTTCCAGCGGGTCTGATAGTCCGCATCCCGGCGCTCAAGGCACCGCTGGATGTTCCCTACCAGTTCCCCGCGCAGGGTGCCGTTACCGTCATCGTCCTGCACAAAGCAGTCCATGCCGTTCTGGCTCCCTACAGCACACACGCGCTGGTTTTTGTGCATAAGAAAACCGTCCTGACAAGTCAGGGCGGTTCCATAGGGAATATTCACTTTTCCATCTATGCCGTCGAAGCGCGCCCGGCGGCGGGCGATAAAGCGTTCATGCTCCATGGGTTAGACCTGCTCTTTCTTCTCGGTCTTCTCGGCGAGCAGAGCGGTCAGCTCGTTATACTCGTCCTCGGTCAGCTTGTTGGCAGCGTAAAAGACATCCAGCTTGGTTGCCATGCCAGCGGTGTTGCCCTTTTCAATCATGCGCTTGCAAGTACGATACAGCATTCAGTTCACCCCCTTTCTCAAGAAGCATCGGTATCATCAGTGATGCCCAGCTCCAACAGGGTCAGGCGGTACGCCTGATCCACGTTGAGAGCATCAGCATCCTCGATGGCGGTTTGGGTTTCCGTGACCCAGCTTCCAATATCGGTCTGCTCCAGCATAACGCTTTCCAAATCGTCCCCCATAGGGTCACGATCGAGCAGATGATACGGTGTGCCGGCATAAGAAATGCCCGAAGCATCAGGCTCCGGGCAGAGGATATAACAGCCGTTGTCGGCTTTTTTGATGTAGGTCACGTCCTCGGTCAAGGCAAGGACGGTGCCATCACTGGCTTTGATGATTTTGAACAAGGCACTCTACCTCCAAAAATTGCATAGCAAAGCCGCCGCAGACGCAGCAGCCGCCCATGGTCATCAAAATTTTTATAGTAGGCTTCTTGGCAGTTCATATACTGCGCCACCTCCTGCAGGGTACGTTTCCCGGCCAGCCATTCACGGTGGAACAGCTTCAGTTTTCTCCGTGCGCGTATCACACCATCACGGCTACCATTGACTTTGATTTTTCCGGTCTCGGTCAAGGTAAAACGAGCCTTGCACCAGCGGAACGGCTTCGTCAGCGGGATGATCTTGCATTTCTTCTTGTTGACCGGGATGCCGCGGATTTCAAACTGGCGCACGATAGCGCGGCCCAGATTTTTCAGATCTTCGATATCCGGGAGAATGATGCAGTAATCATCCATGTAGTGTCCGGCGCTATGCGTGGACATCTGGCATTTGATCCAGTTGTCCACAGCACTGGGCATTGCCGCCATTTCTTGTTGGCTCGGCTCAACGCCCAGCGGCATCCCACGGCCCGGAAATTCGCCGGGAGCAGTATCAATAATGGTATCTGCTATCCGCCGAAAATCAGGGTTCAGGATATACCGCTGGTGCCGCTGATAGATGATAGAATGGGGTGCATAAGGAAAGAACTTCTTCAGGTCGAGCAGCAACACCCCGCCCGCACGGCCATACTTGCGGTAATGCCGTGCCAGCTGCTGTTTGATGCGCTTGATCTGCCAGTGCAGTCCCTTACCAATCCGGCTTGCACCGTTGTCATAGATCATGCTGGGGTCGTAAAGCGGCTCCAACACTTCCTTGCTGATGACCTTGTGGATTTGTCGGTCTGTAATATGAGGAGCGTCAATCCCACGAATCTTGCCGCGTTCGCAGACCGTGAAATGAACGTATTTCTTAGGCCGCCACCTTTTTGCCAAAATACGCCGCCGCTGCTTCGCTGTGTGGGAAAACAGATGCCGCTCAAAGTTCTGCGTGCTCTGCTTCCAGCGTACACCGTTGCAGCATTTCCGGCCATATTTGAACATCGTGTGGTAACTGAATACTTCTTCCAACGAACCGAGGGCGGCACAACGGGCTTCCTGTCTGGCTCGGCGTGCTGCCCGGCGGCGTTGGTATCGCGCTTCATGGCGCTCCTGACTTGTCATAAAATTATTCGCTCCTCGTACAGATAAATTGTCGGGCATCGTCTAATCTGCTTTATGCTGGCACATGAAACGCGGTAAGATGCATCCCGCGCCATGCAAGAAGCGTCCGTGTCAGCATATCGAAAAGCAGTTTTAGAGGTTTGACCCTCAGGGAAGTACCTCTCCTTTTGCTATGGTCGTCTTTCACCTATGGCTACTCCATGTGACCAAGCATTGCAAAATCCGGGCACAACACCATACGCATTGTTAGCGTTGTTATAGTCCAACGACCCCGACGACGAAACCGCGCAGAAGTTGTTGTTGTTGATGTTGTTGTAGTTCGGCGACCGCAGCCACCAGACCGCCGCCGCAGGAATTGACAGAGATACACCCACTTAAAAATCAGGCTTTCCGATTAACCGTTCCGATCATGCCTTGCAGCAGGTCGTTTTCCCTGTCAATCAGCTCACCCAACTTTTGAGCCATTTTGTCCAGTCTTTCAGTTGCTTTCTTCGCATCGACACTTTTCCCTGAGGGAGTTGTGAAACATCCCTGCGGGTTCTGGGTCATGATGAGATAGCAGTGAGTCAACCGAACATCCAGCGCCATCAGGGATGCCCGCGCTTCCAGAAGATGTGCTTTGCGAAGCTGGCGCCGCTGATCGTCTGAGGGATAGATGCTGTTCGCCTTTTCAGCGTGGTCTATCACCTCACCCGCCAGCTTTGCGACCGGCTCTGCAATCAATCTGGAATACCTTGCGGAAATGCGGGTCAGGAAGTTTATCGTTTCAATGTAAATCGCGTTGGCGACATTCACATACTCCGCCTTGCTTTCTGTGCGCTTGGATTTCAAAACTGACATGATGCTTTAGTCTCCTTTGGGGTCATCAAGATTGATTTCCCCTTGCTCTCGCTCAACTTCTTCCAGATGCTTGAGCAGCACATACTCTATGTAGTTCGTGATGGACCGATGCTCTTTTGTCGCAAGAACACCGATTTTGTCAAAAACCTCATCGGACAGGCGCAACGTAAAGACGCGCTTGTTAGTTGCCATACAATACCTCCTAACGAACAGGTTTTGAAAGTATTGTATAGCGTTTTTTATGGCGTGTATGCACTCAAAAGACAGCTGAGTGATAGCACTTTCAGCATCTTTTTTCAAAAATTCTCGCGGGGCGCTGACGCGCCCTTTGGATTTTTTGAGGGAAATTTGCTGGTTTCCGCCCACTTCCGTGGGCTTGAGTAGGTCGAGAACCCCTGCGGGGGGATTAGACTACAAAGCCGGGCACAACACCATACGCATAGTAAGCGCCGCAATAGTCCAACGACCCCGACGACGAAACCGCGCAGAAGGGGTAGAGGAAGTCCGGCGACCGCAGCCACCAGACCGCCGCCGTTCCGGTGGCGGAATGTTTATTGGCAACTTTGCTGTTACCCGCTTTGAAGTAATCGTACTGTGCCTGATAGTTCGGCTCCGCATCATTGCAATACTGGTGCGTTGCAAAAACCTCATACTCGGACAGCAGGAACAGATAATCCGTGGTAGAGGACACGTTGCTGGCGGTATTGCCGCCGCCCTTATTATCCGTATACTTCGTGCAGGACTTCATCACTGCCCGCAGATCAGAGGGAAGTGCGGCCATCAGCGTGTTCGCGGTCGGGCTGGTGGGAGAGCTTGCGCTCCCCAGTACCTTGCTTCGCATCTGACTGCTTCCCCAGCCGCCAGAGTTCGTGTTGCTGGTGTTCATCGTGAATGCGCCAGACGTGGAAGTCGTGCTGCCGTAGCTACTATCCACCAGACCAACAAACTTGCCGCTGATCTTGCCCAACAGGAAGTGGATGCGGTTGCTGCCCTCCTTGCCGGAATTGTGGTTGAAACCGATGATAAAGGCATCAACTTTCAAGCTGGAGATTGTAGTTGCACCCACCTTGCCATTGATGGTTACACTCTTAGTGTCGCCCACAGACCACCAGTTCTTCGCCTTGCCCTCATCGGACACCTTGCGGATAACTTTCCACTCGTTCTTCTCCAGAACGGCGTTGATGTAGGTCAGCGTCAAAGCATAATTCTTGTACTCGGTGGCGGCAACCGTGGCGTTGGTCGAGTCGGTGCCCAGCGTTGCAGTGATGCTCCATGTACCCAGCTCAGGCGGATAGAAAACGACAGTGCCGTTTTCGTTGTTGCCGCTCACAATGGCCGTGAGGGTGGTATCTCCGCAGGAGGCCGTGACCTCGCTGCCCACAGGTGCGGTCAGCGTCAGAACGCAAAAATGTACAGTGGTCGTGTAGCTACCACCGTTCTGCGTCACCTCGATCTCTGCGGTGTCACTGATGGCATCGCCCCTGACCGCCTGAACAGTATAGGTACCCGCCCGCTTGATACGCACCGATGCCACGCCGTCGCTGTCGGCCGCCGCCTTATAGGCTTTGCCCGTACCAGTCATGGTAGCGGTGACGGTCGAGCCGGTGGCCGCCGTTACCGCCAGCGTGGCAGCGAAGTACGGCAGATTGAGCGTATACTGACCGCCCACGACATCGACAGTGACGGTGTCGTCCGTGGTCAGACCGGCCAGTGATGCCGTGACCGTCCACTCGCCCAGCCGGGGCAGCGTGGTGGTGAAGCTGCCACCAGTCGCCGTGCCGGTGATAGTGCTCTGGCCGTCAGTGATGGTCAAGGCGCTGCCCGCAGTCGTAGTGACAGTGAGCTTCGGCAATGTATTGCCCAGCACCTTGTCCAGCGCCTCCTGAATGTTGGATGCAGAAATGCCCAGAGTGTCCTCGTAGGCGATTTCTTTTGCAGTCCCGCCGCCGCTCTGTGCACCGCCAGAACCTGCATTAAAAGGGCCCCATGCCATAAATCAAGCCTCCTCTGCCGCTGATGCGGCTTCAATGATGTGATACTGAGCGGAAATCGCAGCACTCGGAACGGATGCCGCCCGGAGGCGTAAAACACCGGCCATGCTCTCCGTCGATGTGAAATCCGCCGCCCGTGCAACTGCACTGCTGGACGGGTCAACATCCACTCCCACGCTATCTGCCGCCGTCAGACCATCCACCTTGATGTCGATGTACTTCGTATACCCGGGGACGCTGGAATCGGACTTCCAGCCGGTGACAGGGATGGAGAACGAAACGAATGTTGCCCGGTCTGCTTTCAGTCCGTGCATTTCTTCCAGTGCAGCAGCGGCGGCAGATGCGACTTTGGCGGTAGCATTGCTGGACTGGGATGCAGCGCTGCGGAGCTGATCCAAAGTTGTGAGCGCATTGCTCAAAGAAGTCACCTCCCATAAAAAAATAAGGGGCAGCGGTGAATATTCTCCGCCGCCCCTTTACTCATGAGATCTCAGAGGCTTACTCGCCGTAAATCTCTGCCAGCATCTCGGACACCTCAGCATCGGTAGCCGTATGGTTCGCAATGGCCTTATCGATGGTGGTATCCATGCCGTCCAGCTTGGTCTTATCCTCAGCGGACATCAGGCCAGCCTTGGCAGTGGTCGCCTCGTCATAGGTGGTATCCTGAGCCGGGATGCCAAGGCCGGTGATATCATCCTTGGTCACAGGAATGGTATTGGTCACATGGCCCTCTTCATCCACAGTGGTCTTGTACAAACCGCTGGCAGCAGCGGTGTGGGTGGGATGGACATACTTGTTTGCGCCAGCCTCAATGCCGTTCAGCTTATCCTTGAGAGCCGCAGTGAAGTTCTCGTCAGACAGACCCTTGCCCGCTTCTTTCTCCACATAGCCAGACAGGTCAACGAAACCGGCCAGCACATCATACTTGTAGGCATCGCCGACCTTGACCACCACGACATTGGTGCCCTTGGGATATTTGTTGCCCGCGCCCTCAACAAAGTTGGCGGTAGTAGTGAAAGCATCGGTCACGTTGTAGACGTTGCCCAGAACATTCTCAGCCAGAGCGGGCAGCGCAGAAAAGACCACAGAGCCAGCGGGCTTATAGACAGCGCTGATCTTGGCGTTGATCTCGTCCTTGGTGTAAGCGTCGGTGATGCCGTATCCACCCAGAGTAGTGGCCTTGTCGGCCTTTGCAGCCAGAACAGCAGCCAGAGCGTCGTCGAGGTCAGACTGGGAAATCTTCGCCTTGTAGGCCAGTGCAGCCAGACCCTTGATGGCAACATCGGTACCAGCCACGGAAATGCTACCGTTCTTGGAGCCGGTGGCAACCAGAATGTCCACCATCTTCTCAGCGATGGCCAGGGCAACGCCGTTCACCTTAACGCCCTCCAAGACGTTGGCCTGTGCGCCGACATCATCCAGAGCCTTGATGCGCTTGTTCTGGGCCTCGTCAACGGCCTTCTGCTTCAGACCCAGCTCCTTCAGTGCGCCCAGCTTTGCGAGCTTCTCAACATTGTAAGCCATAATAAGTATCCTCCGTAAATTGTTGTTTGGTGTTTATTTGTCGTAGATTTCGGCCAGCATTTCGGATACATCATCCGTAGCTGCCATCTGGTCTTCGGAAACTGTGGCGTGGACAGAAATAACACCGTCTTTGGTCACTTCCACGCCGTCGCCAATTTTCACGCAGCCCAGCCGGTCACGGGTCGCAATTACCAGTTCACCGGTGCCACCTCCTTTCCCGAACAGAGTGACGACTGCCTGAATATCAGCTTCCGGGATGCGCTGAGAGAAAAAGCGAACAATACCGTTCAAAGTCTCGCACCCGTTCAGGACACCCGCCTTGTTCGAAATAGAAAAGCAGCTGGCAGTTGCGGAACCGCTGGGCCAAAGCTCAGGGGTGCAGTCTGCCAACTCTGCATCGTAGGTATACGCATACGGCATTTCACCCTCGCTGTCCGATACGGCTTTCCAGCCGTCCACAGAAAGGGTCAGGTCGTATTTGCCATAGTAGCCGCCGGAGCTGCCGCCACCACCGCCGCCGCTTTCCTTGATAAGCTCTTTGACCCTGTCTTCCGACATGATCTGGCCGGATTCCTCCAGCTCTTTCAGAGCCTTACTGGTGGCTTCGGTGATGATTTTGGCATGGGCATCCGGGGCATCGTTGTGCTGTGAGATCTCCTTCAGCACCATTTCCCGCACCATCCGCATAATTGCTTCAACCTGCGGGTCAACGGTGAGTGAGATATTGGCTTTGGTCGAAACGGCCAGCAACACAGCAATTTGGAATTCATGGTCAGCAGTACCGATGGCCGGGATCTCGATGCCCCGATCGTCCTGCATCAAAAAGAGCAGCGTGTCCTCCGGGTCGTCATTGAGGCGGCCAAACACACCGATCTGGTGCATGAAGTACGGCTTATCTGCACCGCCCGTCCAAATGCTAACTTTGCGGGCTTTTTCACCCTCATATTCCACGGTGTCGATGCCCAGCAGTTTAAGCTCATAGGTATCACCGCTGACTGCCGTTTCCTCGGACAAGTCGGTGTCAACGGTGCCCGTGCCGCTTACAGCACGGGTGATGGTGAGCGCACCGCCCGAAATGGACTCGGACAACATCGCAGCACCGGCGCTGGTATATGCATATTTTTCCCAGCTCATAACGATTTCCCTCCTAACTTGATGGTGACGGTTTCATAGGTCTGCGCAGGTCTGCCAGATGCAAGCGCTTGTGCAGACACAGCCTTGGCGTGGATAGTTCCGGGCAGCGCAATGGTCGTTTTCATCCGAGTTGTGCTGACCGCACCAGCGGCGCAGGCGTGTGCGCTGACTGCCCGCGGCTCGATAACACCCGGCATAAGAACCGTGTAGGACATCGTTGTGGCGCAGGGAATCGCTGCAACATAGCACGCTTTCGGCTCCGTTTCCGTGTAGTAAATGACGCTGTCCAAATGCGACCGAAGATTTTTGTAGCAGATGATTTTTTGCAAAACCTGCTGATGTTTGGCCTCATTGATTGCAGCGAAATCAACCGTGATACGGAGTTTGAAGTGGTACGGATCGCCGCCGTACTCAAACCACTCCAAAACTTTGGGATTGGGATAAATCGCAGAAATGGCTCTTTCAACAGCCGCTTTTGTGCCACGGTGCCGGTGAACATAGAAGCTGTCCTTGATGGTTTTTCTTTTTTCCTCAAGGGTGTAGGATCTATCGTACCAGTCCACGGCGAAGTCACGAGCCAGAATGTCAAGCAGCCATTCGGGCAGTTCGTCGATGCGGGTATAAATCCGCAGGGAGTCGATTTCATCCTGCCGGGATTCCATCACCTTGGCTATGGCCTGTCCCAGAGCCACCGTCTTAGGGTCTTTTTGGAGCGCAATCGGAAACTGCTGCATCATGTTGTCAGCAGTCAGGCCGTGGTTACTCATCCTCATACCCTCCGCTCTTTATCGTCACCGTGCCCAACTTTGCCACTTGCGGAACCTTGTCGTTGCGGTCAAGGGATGGCGCACCGTCTTCCAGCGGAGTAAAGGCGGGCTGTTTGAGGTCTACACGTTTGATGCCGGCCGAAAGAAGCAGATACCGCAGCCTGTCAGGGTTGATGTCCCTGCCCATCTTGCCGGACTGCCAGCGGATGTACCGCTGCACAGCCTCATTCACGCCGGACTGAGCTTCACTTGCGGAAATGCTTCCGTCACGGGTCAGGTAATAGGTCAGGTCGATATCATAGGGCACTTCTTCCGGGTCGCCGGAGATCACATAGTCCGTCAGCGGCCGGATTTCATCCGGTGAGCAGGCCGCAACCATGGCACGCTTGGTTTCTTCGCCAGCCACGCTGCCATCGTTCATGACGGCATACAGGCAAACCGTGCCAGGGCTGGGCGAATTTGCAACGACATCTGCGATTTCCGTGGAAACCCTCTTTGCAAAGTATTTGTAGGCACCGATTGGGCCAGCATCAGACCATGCACTCTGACTGTCACGCATCAGCTCATAAAATTCCTCGTCGTCCGGGGCATCAGAACCGTTTGCGCTGACCGTGATATTGGAGCAGCCGGAGTAGTAGTCGTAGATGTCAACAGCGGTGTGGATGTCCCCCACAGCATAATCATTGCCAGCCGTGCCCACGGTCTGGCAGGTCACCTGAACATCCGTGTATGTTGCGCCGATGGGAACGTACTCGTCTGCGGAGGTTTCCCAGTACAGGGCTGCATTGTCGTCTGTGACACGGGTGCCGGCCGGAATCAGCACCGCCGTCTGGCGGGGCTCGCTGATGTAAAAGCGCATGGTGCAGGTCGCCGCCGTAGGCTTGGGGCGCTCCTGCAAATAGAACAGCTCGGCCAGGCCATCCAGATACTCGCCCTCTGCGCTGCTGGGCAAGTTTTGGCAGCCTGTCCAGTTATTCTGGGCACGCTCGTACATGATGGCATCTTCGACCCACGAAATGAAAAGCCGTTCCGGGCTACCGGGCATCACAGTTTTGCCAAAGAACTGCTCATATCCTGCGACAAGCAGCCTGTCCAGCTCATCCATGTCCGTAGACACGAACTCGTAGGTTTTACGCACTGATGCTCACCTCCACGACGGGCAGCATCCGCCCGGGAGTGTCCGGGGCTTCCTTGAAAGTAGTCCCCATGTAGGTGGCACGAGGTTCAAACCGCTCGATGGCCTCCTTGATGGCAGCGCAGAGCATAGGCTGCGCCACATTTTCCGGCCGGTCGAGAATGTTCGCAATATCAATGCCAAATTCCCGGTAGCAAGGCACTGTGCCTTTCGGTGTAGACAGGATGACGGCGATGTTCTGCAGAACGCTGGTCACGGTATCCTGCTCCCCAAGGGAAATGGTGGTCAGGTCGTTTGCCGATACCAAGTAGTTGCTCACAAAAATCACCTCATTCTCTCTGATATTCCAACAAAGAAACGCTTGCGGTAATCCATGTCGGTGTACCGAAAGCGTCTGTGTGCAGGGTCTTGAATTTTACAGATTTGATAACCCACCGATAGCTGCCATAGACCACATTGCCGAGAACGAACGGCAGCGTTGTCCCATTGAGGACGCATTCTTGCAGTCGTTCCCGCTCTTTGGTTGGATTCACGCCGAGGTATGCGGCCAGTTCAATGTCAAACGTAATTGTTTGAGCATCGGTGCCTGTAAACTCGGTCAGGGCCGGGCCTCCGGCGCGCTGGTGGGTAGTATATCTGGCAGATACATTTTGCACCATGTTCTTGATGGTCTCGACATGGCTATCGAACACGGCAAAACTGATGTCTCCGAGGCAACCGACAATCACGGATAAATCCCTCCCAGCACGAAGCCATCAGCATTGAAGCACGGGAGGTACAAGCAGACCACCGTATCATCAATGGCCGGCAGCCACCACACCACATGGGACTTGTGCTGATGGTTTGTGGAGTTGTCCGCCCCGATGACCTTTTCTTCCTCATCCCAAATCTGGCGTGAGCCATCCATGGTCGTTTTGATCTCAAGGTTGTAGGGGCTGGGGTGGATATACTGGTGATTGTGTTCGCCGGCTGACTCCGTATAGACAATGGCTTTGTAGTGCTGCATCACCGGGAGCCAGCCGGACGTGATGCCGGTGTCCTCAAATTTGCAGCGGACAAGGCGCTTTTCTTTGTTCACATCGGTGACTTTACCGAGGCGAACGTCAACAGCGGTGTTCATCAGTACCCTCCTAAAACATGACGGCCGGAAACCTGCGTGGTGTACCCGCCAGAGCCGGTCACGGTATGCTTGGCCTGCTTCACGATGTACTTTCCATCCCACGGCCCGAAGCTCTTGGTTTCAAACGTCAGGCCTGCAACCTTGCCCGGGTCGCCGTGGTAGGTAAAGCCAACCTGACGCTCAAACTTGTTGTGCAACCGGAGCTTTTTGGCAGCCAGTTCTTTGGCCTCGGTCTTGCTCGTGACCGGGGCATAAACTTCCAGCTGCTGGTTGGTTTTGCTCTTGGCATCGTAGTCCTTGACGTAGGCGATACCCTCAATGGGCTTGCCGTTCGGCCCAACATAGGACACCCGGCAGGACGCATACTGCGTTCCGGCCTGGCCGAGCGTGTGGCTCCACTTGATATAGCTTTTGTCGTCTTTGGTGACAGTCCATGCAGAATCTTTTCCCTCGTATTCTTTCTGGTCGAAGATAACGAGTTTGCCGTCTGTGCATTTCAGCGACAAGCCGGCATCATGGCACAACTGCGACAGGAAGTCGATGTCAGAGCAGCGGTACTGCTCCACACGCTTATACTCAGGATCCTTTTTCGCAAGGAACTGGGACTTCATACCGTTCTTCTTCGCCATTTCATTGGCGATGCCGGATAACTTGTACTTTTCCCAGCCCTTGCTCTGCTTGGTCTGCCGGATCTGGCTGGTATAGGGCAGCCCCGTGGCCTTTATGGTGATAATGTCGGGCGGGCCGGATGCGTTTATGCTATCCAGCTCAAACTCCCCGCAGTCCAGCGCCTCATCCTTTCCGTCAGAGTGCCAGTTACAGGCCGTGATGGTAGCCCGGATTTTCAGGCCACCTTCACTGCTGCCGGAAGAACTGCCGCCAGATTTACCGGAGATCTCGCTGGCATCGACCCAGCCATAGACCCGGGACGTTCCGTCCGTGTGAATAACATGGTACGGGTGCAGCGCGCCCTGCTTGATGATGGTGATCTTGGCCGGGCCAGCCTTTGGTGTTCCGTTTGCCTTTTTGTCGGTAGATGCCTTGTAGTGTGGACCGCCAAGGAACTGCACCACGTCACCAACCTTGTAGCCATCAGAAGATGCGGCCGACACATCGCCGTCCAGCATCTTCTGGAGCCAGTCGGTCATCCAAACGCCCTCCCGGTCTTGGAGTTTGATCTGCAGGTCGTCACTGGCATCTTCCTCATTATCGGTAAATGTCAGCGACAGCAGGTAGGGCTTGATGCTGCTGGTGATGTCCACGCCGTCAAACTCCACAGTACACTCGGCATGGCGGGCGGTATTTTCGTCGCTCATGTGACCACCTTCTTCCACGGGGGCAAGGTAGAGCTGGTTTGTGTCTCGGTATCCGGGAGCGTCAGAACGATTCCGGCCGGGAACACAAAATAGCCCAAGTGCTGCGGATTAGCAGCCATCAGGTTGGGAGCATAGGCGCAACTGCCGAGCTGCTTATAGGCCACGCTGTCCCAGCGGTCGCCTTGCACAGTCGTATAGGTTTTACTCATGCATACCTCCCTCTGAAATCATCGTCCTCTGCATCTTTCACGATTTCGAGGACAAGTTCTCTCAGGCTGTCATTCTGGGCATTCAGGACGTTTTGCAGCTCGGCAGTATCAGATATACCTGAGATATGGTAAACCGGCGAGAGCGATATAGGAACCGTGCTGCGTGCTGAGGAGGAGCCGTTGCTCTCTGGCAGCTCAGCGCTCATGGGGGTAACGCTTGCGCTCTCCATCTCCCGTCTGGTTTCCGAGGCCGTCAGAACAGATTCCCCGCCGTTGAAATAGACCAGCTCCGGGCCATGCTCACCAACGAGGGCAAAGCCGGGAGCCGCATCTTCCGTACCAACAGCATATCCTGGGATTCCGTGGTTGACATTGTAGCGCTCGTTGGAGCCTGCCAGCGCAGTAGAGGCCGCCGAGGCGATTTTGGCATAGGCTTCCTGCACACGGGGCATCATGCTGGATGCGCCATCGATGAAGCCCTGAATCGTCTCCTTGGCGCTTTTCGTGGCCTCGTCGCTCATGTCCATTTCCGATACGGTATCGGCTACGGTCTTGGCGATTTCGTCCATAGAATTGCTCATGCCGGTCTTGAGGTCGGCGATAGATTCGCTGGTGGTATCCTGCGCTTCTTTCAGTGCAGCATAGTTCTCAACCATTTTGGCGAGATCAGCATCCGAGGCCGAGGCCATACCGGCAATCGCATTGACGGATTCCTTGCTGCCATCCGCAAAACTGGCGATAACTTCACTCAGACCGTCGATGTCAGCCGCCCGTTCGTTCAGCTTTTCGAGGTTCTGGTTGTAGTTGTCCCAGTAGGTGATCTGGCTTTGCAGTGCATTGTTGATGGATGTAGCGGAGGTCGAAACGACCTTTTCCGCAGAATCCCACAACGCATACTGGCCGCTGATGCTGCCGTAGGCTTCATCATAGGCATCCTTGTAGGCTGCAATGATGTCCTGAATTCGAAGCTCTGCATCAGAGATGGCATTCGCCACGTTCTGCTGCTGCGCTGCAACATCGTCTGCGCTGTCGGCGGCGGACTGTTGCGAAGCATTCAAGGCATCGACTGCGGCGCTGGCCTCCTGATACTCGGCCTCGGCGGCATTGATAGCCTCCTGATCCTGCTCTACGGCGGCGGTGTAGTTCTCGACCTCCCGCCGGGCAGTGACAAGGTCATCCGAGTACCCCATGTACTCAGTGCGCAGTTGCTGCACATCCTCGCTCATGGTGCGCCACGGCAGATCTTCTACCGTGCCGTAGGTGAGCTTGAACTGCTCATCCGTCAGGCCGAGGGTGGTCAGCAGCTTATCGTAGGCAGCAGACATGCCGGCATTGGATTTTTCAACCTTTGCCTGCGCAGTCGCCAGCTTGGTTTCGTTCTCAGCGCTCTCAACCAGCACATTGTTGTACTGGTCATAGAGGGTGTTCAGGTATTCCTGCCGGGCCTGAGCCTTGGCATCTGCTACATAGGCATCCGTATGCTGGCGCAGCGCAGCGGTGCCGCCCTTGATGGAATTGGTCTCAAGGTCAATATCATCCGCAAGGCTGGGAACCAGAACAGATAGCCGGGCCAGCGTGTCGTGGTATTCGGCATTTCCGTCCGTGTTCCCATTTGTGGCGGCCTCGATGGCCTCCAACTTGCTGATGTACTGGTCCGCAACGCTGGCGGTCGCTGCCATGTTGGACAGGGTGGAATCGTAGCTTGCGCTTGCTTCTTCCATACTGTCGCCCATGTCACGAGCGGCGCTGGTCAGTTCCTTTACAGAGGGCACCGTCGCATCGGCCGCACCAGACAGACCGGCAACGACCGTGGCCAGCGCCGTGCCCGCCAGGGCAACTCCGACCAGCACCGGGGCAGCCGGGCCAAGCGTGGCAGTAAACAGCCCCATTGCGGTACTGCCCACCTTGATGGCGGTCGTGACCGCAGTCAGCACCGCGAGGAAGCCGCCCAGAGTAACCGTGCCGGCTGCAACGCCATTGACTACGCCGGGATTTTCTTCTACAAATCCCTGCATCCAGCCCAGGACTTCCGCGCCGACATCGTACAAATCCGACATCACCGGGGTCAAATCCTCGCCGATGGCGATTTTTAGGCCGTCTGCTGCGGACTGCATCAGCGTCAGTCTGCCATTCATGTTGTCGAGCATGGTGCCCGCCATTTTATCGGCAGACCCAGCGCAGTCGTTCAGAGCTGCGGTGTAGTCCGCAAAAGACTGCCCGCCCTCGGCTGCGGCTTCGCTGCACCCGGCCATGATGGTTTGCAGTTTGGAATACTGGTTCGTGCCGGCAATGACCTTTGCGAGGTTGGCCTGCTCTTGGTCGGTCAGGGTGTCCCAGATACCGGCCATGCCTGTGAGGATGCTGGACAGGCTCTGCATATTGCCGTGTGCGTCATAGATCTGCACACCGTATTCTGCAAGGGTGTCCCCGCACTCTTTCGTGTTGGTGGCAAGGCGGGTAAAGATGGCGTTCAGGGCTGTGCCAGCCTCGCCGCCCTTGACACCGGCGTTGGCCATGGTAGCCAACACAGCGGTGGTTTCCTCGACCGAGTAGCCGAGGGACGTAGCGGTAGCTGCACACGCCTTGTAAGCCTCACCCAACTGGATGACATCCGTGTTGGAGTTGGCCATGGCGTAGGCCATCACGTCCACAAAGTGTGTGGTGTCGGAGGCTTTCAGGCCAAAAGCAGTCAGGTAGTCGGTGACAATATCGGATGCCTGCGCCAGATCCATGTTGGCAGCAGCAGCCAGATTCAGCACCGGGCTGATGCCGTCCAACATGGACTGGGTGTCCCAGCCTGCCAAAGCCATGTAGGACAGAGCGTCAGCCGATTCACCAGCGGTGAATTTGGTGGTCGCGCCCATTTCCTTGGCCTTGTCGGACAGGGCCGTCAGCTCCTCACCGGTAGCGCCGGATAGGGCCTCGACATTGCTCATGGATGCTTCAAAATCACCTGCGGTGTTGATGCAGTCCATGTAGGCATCCCGGATTTCTCCAAGGGCCTTTGAAATACCGACCGCGGCCAGCGTGGCTTCGACCGTCTCAAGCGCCTCGACCGATTTTTCACCGAATCCCTTTGCGCCCTCGCCGGCCTCGTCCATCGTTTTCTTGAGGTCAACCTGCTTATCCTTGAGCTTATCGACCTCAGTTTCCAGCCGGACGCTTTCCGCCGTCAGTTGCGTGGTATCCACGCCAGCTTCGTGCAGAGCATTCCCGGTGGCAGCCAAACGCTGCTCATAGGTGTTCAGGGAGGCCGTGGTCTTGTCGATCTGCGCCTGTTTGGATAGCAGCTTGTTTTCCAGCGCAGAGGAATAACCCTCGGTTTCCTGAATTTCTTTCTGGATGTTGTCGTACTGCTGCTGCAAAACAGAAAGCCGCTGACGGGTTGCGTCAACGGCCTGTTGCTGCTTCTGGTACGCCGAAATGTCGGATTGTACTTTGTTCAGCTGCTGAATCTTCCCCTGCGTTTCCACAAGGGCAGACTGCGCAGCCTTGAATGTACTGGAAAAGCTGCTGTTCTGTTTAGCGGACAGGTTGAACAGCAGCTCCCACTCTTTACGAGCCACTACTTACCGTCCTTTCTCGCTCTCTGGCGCTCGGCAATGAGGTCATTGCTGCTGCGGATCCATTGCCGGAATTGATACAGGGGCATTTCCAGCCAGTAGGGCGCGGGCGTACAGTTGACCTGTGCCATTGCGAGCACCTGTCGCCGCAGCCACACGCCGCCATCGCCAGTTACAAGTCCGACCTCAGCAAAAAATTTCTCGCTTTGGTGCGGATGGTGTTGTAGTCCCGGATGCTCATAGCACCGATGACATCAACACCGATAGGCTCGGTACACGCCCGGCAGGCCATGCGGATAAGGTAGCCCGCACTCATCGAGGGGATGATAACCGGCTGATTCAGAGCCGTAAGCTCGGCCTCGATGGCGAGGGAGTCATTGCCGGTCAGCTTGCCCCAGTTGAACGTGAGGGATTCGTAGTGCTTGCCCTCATAGTCAAGGGGCTTCTGGAGCTTGTGAGTGTAGGTATACGGGTCAGCAGCGGCAGCAGCCTTTGCAGCGGCAGCCTGAGCTGCATCAAATTCTTTCGGGTCAATGACGGCGTTCATGCTGGATAGCTCCTTTCACGCTCAAAAAATAGGCCGGGACTGCAAAATGCAGCTCCGGCGGAACGGTATATGCGGATTACTTGCCCAGGGCCGCACGGACACCGGCCAGATAATCCACACCGTTGATGTAGCAGATGAAGTTGAGGGGGTCCAGTTCACGCACCTTCTTACCGTTGATGTACGTTGCCCAGTAGCGGACAGCGTACTCACCGGAGCCAGAGGTGGGCGTTGCGGGGGCAATGGCGCCACCCTTGGTCGATTTGGGCACGACCACGAAAATATGCTTTTCCTTCCGTGCCTCGACCGTGCCCGCAACAGGATCCTCATATTGGTTTGCCACACGCAGGTCAATGCTGTGACGGCGCAGCTCCGACAACTGGACGGACTGCGGCGTGGTGGTGCGGAATTCCAGACCAAGGGTCATAGCCTCCAAATGGCCCAGAATGACCGCTTCGACGTTACCACCGACACCAGCGCCCGAAATGCTCTGCGTCAGAAAGGTAACGTCCGGCAGGGTAACTTTCGACATACCCAGATACTCCACGCTGTCCTCATAGACCGCGAAGTTGATAACGCTCTGATCGATTGCCATTGTAGTGCCTCCTTTTTAGGACTGGAGTGCGCTGGTCACATAGTCAGCGTCATATTCCAGCACAAAATCAATCTCCTGCGCCGGAGAGGGCGGGGTCATGTAGACGTGCAGCTTGATTTTGCCCGCCATCAGGCTGGTCAGCGGGTTCTCGTTTTCCAGCATTTCCACACGGGCACCCAGCAGATAGCCTGCGCCCACCAGACCGTTCAGCCAGATGTTGGCGCTATCCAGAATGGTGTCGATGAGACGACGGTTCATCGGCTTGTCGAGCTTGCTCCAGAACGTCTTGATGAGGGTGTTGGAGACGTAGTCGAACATACGGCTGAGCGGGATGAAGTAGTCCTTCACATCCGTGGACTTGGGGTAGCACGCAGTATGGTTGCCCCAAGCGGTCCAGCCGCCCATGAAGTTCAGGAAGGTGCAGATACCAGCAGCATCAACAACAAGGGCCTGATTATAGGTCAGGTTGATGGTGTTGCCGTCGTCGTCGCACAGGCCGTCGATGTGAACGGTCTTGTTGGAGGGGCTTTCATAGGGAATGCCCTCGTTGCCGGTATCGGTTTCTGCAAGGCAGCCCGCCTCGACGGTGGATCCGTGGAAACGCAGATCACCGAGGGTGCCGTTGGGCCAGCACAGGATGGTCTTTTCGGTATAGGTGCCGCTGTTTTTCGCCTGAACCGCAGCGGTATAGGTCTTTGCGGAAATGTCCACCAGAGCCTTGCCGGTAAACATGCCGTTGATGGAGCCAGCCTTTGCGTCCAGAACAGCCGCAACAGTGGCATCATTGGAAAAGCCGGGAGCCATAATCAGGTCGGGCACGATGCCGAACATAGTCAGGCACAGCTCAACCTGCTCAACGGCGGCAGCCACATCGGAAGCCTCAGTGGTCTCGCCAACGGGCAGGAAAATGACCGGCTGGCAGGCGCACAGCTTGAAGTGATAATACATCACCTCGCAGACGGTGTACTTGGCCCAGTCGTCGTCATAGCCCAGCTGCTCCTTTGCCTCATCATAGCTGGTGCAGAGCACCGGGAGGCCAGCGGTCGCAGCGGTACCGGTCGCTTTGGACAGCGGTGCGGTGCCGATGACAAAGGGGATGCCGCAGGTTGCGGTGTTCGGTGTCGCCACGGCGGTATCGGCGCGGCTGACATTGATACCATGATCTGCCATAGTATGTATTCCTCCTTACTTGGATTTGGCGAGCATCCTTGCAAATGCAAGGATGGCCTCGCCGCGTGCTTTTGCCTTTTCAGGCGTGGTGTGCAGCTCGTCCACATTGATGATAAAGTCGGCCACACCGGGATATTTCTCGGTGGCAATCTTCACATCATCACGCTCTACGGCCTCCGCAGCAGCGCAGGGGTAAATCGTGTTTTTCTGGATGTAGCCCAGAATGGACGGGCCGACGTAAATAGAAACGCCGGGCTTGCTCTGTGCAGGCTCGGCGCTCACAGTGTTTTCGGCGTTCTGTTCCGCCGCGGTCTTTTTCACCGCCATAATTCAATGTCCTCCGTTTGCTGCACGGTCGGCAGCTTCCAGTAGGTGATCATTTCTCCGGCATAGTAGGGCTTCGATTCCTCGTCATAAGGAATGCTTTCCAACTTGTGGTCTGGAGAAATGTCGAGAGTAAACTGATACCGATGCCTTCCATCGGTGCCAGTGCCGCCTACCTTGCGGACTTTGAGCAATTCCACACGAAACCGCTCCATCATGTTCAAGAGAGCAAGGTCGCCCTCCTGTTCATCCGGGTTGTAGCAGCAAAAGATAGAGCGCACAGAAACCACCGTTCGCTCCTCGCTGCCGGGCTGCTGCTCCGTTGCCAGCGGGATGACCCGATGGATGATGTACGGGGCTTTCTTCTTGGCAGAACGGCTGTCGGGCAACCGCATCAGATAGACTTCCGGGGCGCGGTAGGCCTGTTCGGTATCGCCCTGCTGCATAGCCACCGGGAGAATCATATCGGCCATGATTTTCTCGGTAAACGCTTTCAGCTGCTCAAGCAAAACAACGCTGGTCATATCAGACACCCCATCCGTTCAAAATTCGCGTGATTTCATGCTCAATGCGTTCCTCGTAAGTGGATGCCATTTTCTCCTCGATGGAGTCCATGACATTCTCGTTGGAGTACATCATCTGCGGGGTGGCAGGACCAAACAATTCCTTGACCGGGAACCGTTTTTCTCCTTGCCGCTCATAGATTCCATAGTGAGAGCCCATCTTCGCCTCGAAAGCACGGTCCAGTGCCTGTCTTGCGCCGGACTTCTTCACGCGAGTTACCACGCGGCCGCTGCGGTCCACCTTGGTATCGAAAACTCTAAGGGGGATGACGCTGCCACGGTAGCCGAAGTTGATAGAAACCTCGCCATTGCTGCCCCGCTGGATGTTGTTGATATTCTTTGTGCGGTTGGAAAATTCGCTACTGCTGATGGCATACTCCTGCGTGACTGCCCGTTTCGCCACCGTTTTTCCGGCGGCAGCGGCGCGAGCCAGCGCAGATCCTACAGCACGATTGGCACCTCCGGGAATTCCGGCGAGGAGGGCAGACACCCGGTCAAATCCTTCCTCTGCAATGTCAACGGTGATGCCAGCAGCTACGCTGTGCATCATGGTGTCCGTTGTCACATCACTCATTCGTCAATCGCCTCCAGTTCCACCCGCAGCATCCCCATCTCGCAGACAGAGGATGCCACATAGTAGTTTCGGACGAATCCATCCTCGTCAATGCCCAGCTTGCAATCCTTCTCCGGCTGCTTTCCTCCGAGGGCTGCAATATCGCAGTGCAGCACCCGGCTGACCCGGTACAGACCCTGCGCATGGTCGCTGATGGTCTGGCGTACACGCTCCTTTTCAGAGAGGCCTGTCAGAACCAGAGGAACGTCAGGGTATTCCTCTCCATCATAGTAGACCGTGTGCGTTTCGGCGAACTCATCCAGATTCAGAAAGACGCTGTTCAGGTCTTCCTGCACAGCGTCTTTAAAGGCACTCACGCCGTGGGCATCGCAGCTGCCAGTTCAGGACCATCGGTGCACTCGTTACCGGGCGCAACGTCCTCGGCGCAGATAGCCTGAATGAGTGCGTCCTTTGTCTTGAGCTGCTTGGTGTCGATGCCCATATCTGCGGCCAACTTTTTCAGATTGGCAACAGTCATGTCGTGCAGCTGGTCGGGGTCGAGGTGTGCCGCCTCAGAGCCGTTCTGCGAGGCTTCGGCTGCGGGGGTGTCGTTACCTTCCGCAGTTGCCGGAACGTCCGCAGGGGCGGCTTCCGGGGCAGTGGGCGCAGAAAACGCGCATTTCGCCACACCCAGTCCGATAAGGCGGGCTGCTTCGGCATCGCTGACCTCACACCGCTCGCCGCGCGAAACAGTGTGAACACCTGTCTTAGTGGGGCAGCCGTAGCCGCCGCAAAGAATTTCAACAATCATCGGTGTACTCCTTTCAGGCCGGGCTTAACCGACCACGTTCTTGGCGCGAATCCAAGGGATATAGTTCTTGGGCGCAGCCAGCGGGCGGGTCTTCAGGCTCATCTTACGCACATCGTTCTCCTGATCGATGCTGAACTTGGGAACGCGGCGGGCGGCGATGGTGGAGTGCTGGGTATCGCCGTAGTTGATCTGAGTGATAGCACCATACATCAGGTGACCGCAGGCCGGAGCCGTAATCAGCGCATCGGTCTTCGGGAAGTAACGCTGCTCTGCGTTGGCGGTGTCGACGTAAGTTTCATCCACGGAGATGAGGTTCAGCTTATAGCCGCGGAAGTTGAGGGTGCCGCCGTAGGTAACGCCATCGTATACGCTCAGTTCCTGCTCGATTTTGCCGACGATGATGCCGGAGTTCTTATCCAGAAGACGCTGAACCTTTTCCATGTTCAGGACGGCATCGTACACATCGGCACCCAGCAGCAGGTCAACGGCGCGCAGGCCGCGCTTGGACAGCAGACGGCACATGGCAGGAACATCGCCGAAGAAGTCGCCGGTATCCTCAGACCACTTGTGTGCCACAGTGTACAGGTGGTCATTCTCGTGGCCGGGGTTGTAGAACTTCACGACCTTGGCCTCGCCCTTGGTCTGGTTGTCGATCATCTCCTGCATGGTGCAACCGTTCTCCAGCATGGTCTGTGCGCACATCCACTCCTCGGTGCGGATGATGCGGTTGTCCATGTCCACGAGGTCGTTCTGAACCAGCCTTGCGGCACGCTGGGCGGGAGAACTGTTGGCGTAGATGGCCTCGCCGAAGCCGCGCTTGGTCAGGTCATCGGCGGACAGTTCGCGGCTCACGCCGATAGCAGCAGGCTCGAACTCATGGATCTCGTAGCCCATGCGATCCATCGGGATTGCACCGACACGAGGACCAACGAACGCGGCCATCTTGCGGTCACCATCCATGTACTCGGTCAGAACCTTGTCGGAGTTGAAGATATCGCCGTCATCGGTGCCGAAGTAGCGGTCGCGGAAGAAGGTCTGTCTGGGAACGGCGCGCCGCTGCACAGCCATCAGAGTGTAGGTATCGAAAAAATTCAGTTCAGCAGGCATTGTTATATCCTCCTCACAGTGCGGGTGCAGCGGCCTTGAAGAAGATGCCGCCGTTACGCAGGGCATCCTTCTCGGCCTCGGTGATGGTATGGTCATTGATAGTGATGCACTTGTTCAGGTTGAAGCAGCCGGCCAGATAGACGGGAACAGTCACATCATCGGTGGTGCCGACATCAACATCATCACACAGGATGGCGTATGCGGTCAGGGTTTCCGTATCACCGCTTGCAGCGGTGCCCAGCGCTACCAGTTTGTTATCGCCTGCGGTACCACCGGATTTTGCCAGAATAGTGCCACGCTTGATAGTGCCAGCAGCACCCAGCTTGCGGAGAGTACCGCCGCTGACAACCAGCTTGGGGTTGATGTCGGCAATCAGGCCGTCATACTCCATGTTGCCGAGAGATTTGCTCAGTTCGCTCATAGTAGTATTCCTCCTTACTTTTTGTTATCGTCGAGCAGTTCGGCGACGGCTGCTTCGGCAGCAGCCATGCGCTCGGCCTGCGTCTTGGGCACATTGCCCTTTGCATCGGGCAGAGATTCCGGGCTGCCAGATGCAGACGCGCCTGGAACAGCTTCCACACTCTGTGCACCAGATGCGGCGTTGTCCGCTGCCAGATTCTTCAGGAACTCGTGACCCTGCGCAGCAGCAGCTTTGGCGGCGCGGAATGCCAGTTCGCGAGCATCGCAAGCGGTCTCGCCGTACTTAGCCTCCTGTACCAGAGCGGGGTCAAACAGGCTTGCCACCGAATCGATTTCGGCCAGACGGTTGCGCTCCGCGCTCACGGCTGCGTCAACTGCGGCCTGCGGGTTTTCCGCTGCAGGGGTTGCAGTGGTGGGATTTGCATTGTTTGCCATAGTGGATTGTCCTCCTTCGTTGGACTGGGCGGCGGGTGCCGCCGGTGTATTTGCAGCAGCGGCAGCAGGTGCAGCCGCTTTAGCCATAGGGATGCTGTCGGGCAGCTTTACGCCGGGCATCAGGCGCAGGGCGTGACCCTTTGCGTAGATGGTCTGGCGGTCTGCGCTTGCGGAAATTGCCACGGGCTCGGCATCGTCCAGCAGTTCATTGGCAAAGCCTTTTTCGATGGCCTCCTTGCCCGTCATATAGGTGGTGTCGCCCATCATGTGCAGCAGCACGGTTTCAGACAGGCCAGTCTTCCGCTTGTAGATGGCGACTTGGCTCTTATCCCATGCATCATTGGCTTCCGCAGCCTTGCGAAGTTCGTCAGCATTGAGCGCGCCTCGAATGGGAGTCCAGCACTTGTGAATCATCACAAGGCTGGAAGGATTCACCTTTACCGTATCGCAGGCGCACATGATAAGACTGCCGCCAGACATGGCCACGCCGTCCACAATGCAGGTCAGCTTCGTGCCCTTGGCGGCCAGTTCGCGCAGCCTGTTGTGAATCAGGATGGAAACGCCCGCATCGCCGCCCAGACTGTCCATGCGGATGATGATCTGCGGGCAGTTTTCGACCTGCTGCAAGTCCGACAGGAACTCGCTCTCGATGATGTACTGTCCCGGAATCGGCTCGTCAGTCCACCAGTCGATGGGCTGCGTTTCCACGATTTCGCCGTACATAGTAATATCCGCGGTCTGGCCGTCAGTGCTGGCCATTGCGTAACAAGGCCGCTGGATGTTCACCTGCGGTGCGTTATTCGGTTTGGGCATTTTGCTTACCTCCCTGTGTCGTAATGCTGGCGGTGGTTTCGATTGCGCCCTCACTGCCAGCTGCTTTCAGCAGCTCATTTTCACGAGCCAGCTGTTCGGCGTTTTCGGTCCAGTCGCCGCCGCCCATCTCAAGGGTGACCTGTTCGTGGGTCTTAAAGGCGTGGTGCGTCTGGAGAATGGCTGCATTGACTTCCTTGGCGGGGTCAAGACTGCCCTGCACAGGGCCAATCCAGCGGGCGCCGCACCATGCAGCACGGAGCAGCGGGTCATCAAAAAAGCCCGGAGCGATTACTCGCCCACGAGCTACGGCCTCTGCCAGCCAGATTTCATACGCGGGCTGGCAGAAGCTGTCCACCAGCCATGTGCGGCGCATCTTGAACGCCTCCCATGCTTCCAGCAGGGCAGCGCGGCTTGCCGAATAACTGGCATTGAACTCTTTCAGCAGCAGTTCATACGGCATCTCGATGGCTCCACCCATCAGCTTGCACATCGTCCGAACGAACGTATCAAAGCCCGCAGTCGGGAGATTCGGATTTCCAAACTTGACATCCTCGTCTTGGCCGAGGTGAAAAACCTGACCGGGCCCCATCTCATATTCGGAATCACTGTGGCTGACATTGCTGGCCTGTGGATTATCCACAGGAACACCGCCAAGGTCACCGCTTCCAGTTTCGCTGAACGGAATGCCGCTCTTGGACGTGTTGGTTACAATCCACGCCGTGAAGTAGCTCTGGACCAGTGCTGCAATCAGTTCCGATTCGGTGTATCTGCGCAGCTGGAGCAGCGGTTCGATGATGGGCGCAATGAGCGGAACACCGCGGTACTGGTCCGGGCGTTCCGATTCCATGATGTGCAGGATCTGGGGTAGCCCGGTAGTTGCGCCGACGGCCTCTACCCGCTGCCATGTGGTCGTATCGCTCTTCCATTCGTGCGGGTAGGTGTTTCGCACCCAGTAGGCCACGATTGCACCGCTGCTGTCTACTTCCACGCCGTCATAGATTTTGTTTCCGTTGCCGGGGTTCTTGCCCTCGGTGTAGCCCAGACCATCCAGCAGGCCGCCGCACTTGTCTGGGGTGGACACTCGGTCGGCCTCTACCAGATGCAGCCGCAGGCCATAGGGATGCAGCTTGTCCGGGTTGCGGATTTTCACCACGGCGAACACATCGCCGCTCATGAGCCAGCTTTTCAAGGCCAGCTGCTGCAAGCCGTAGAAGTTGTTCAGCCCCATGGCATCGCAGCTGCGGCGGTTCTCCGCCCACAGCCGGAACTCAGCCTCGGTCTTGGTCTGCCATTCTTTGGCCGCCTCCGGGGAAAGCCCCAACACATCCCGGTCAATGGTTGCTTTCAGGTTCAGGCCAGTGCCGACCACCTTTGTGCGGTTGGTGTTGATGGCACTCGTGGCAATCGGTGCGCTCATGTAGAGCATCCGGCTGCGCTGCCGCAGGGTGTCGGCGTTGTCGTGTATATCACTGCTCGGCGAGTTGCTGTTGGGGAAGAATGCCCGCAGCGCGCGCCGCTTGTAGGATGCGCCCGCTTCGCTGTATCCGCTGGCTTGCGGTGCAGCAATGACGCGGTATCTGACGCTCAAAAGTAATCGCCTCCGTAAATTTCAAACTAAGCGGGCTGGCTGGGGAAAGGAGTAAAAAGCAGCCAGCCCGCGGCAAAAGCCCAGATGGGCTGTCACCCTAAAAAATTACCAATCGCGCGGAATAACGGCAAATGCCTTGCGGGCACTCTGGCCGTTCAGCAGCGCAGTCAGTTCATCGACTTTTTCCTCGGCATCCTTGATTTCATCGCTCAATTTGCCGAGGTCGAGGCGTGTAAGTTCCCGGTCATCAAGACGGTAGCTTTTCACGCCGCCGGAAAGCAGCTTGTTGTAGGCCAAATACAGGTTGTCAATCCGCTGCGTGTGGAACTCCAGCCGCTTTTTGATGGTCACGGTATCCATACCTCACACCTCACCAGTCATCCAAAAGTTTCTCCCGCTTCCTGCCGGTTGGCTGGGAGCGGGAGATGGGTTGTTGAATATTTACCACTGCCGGGGTGTCGACTGCCTTGCCACGCAGCTGCTTCAGCCTGCGGTCAATGGCATCGAGATCTTTCGGCAGCACCTTGAAAGCCGCCAGAGCGTAGTTTCTACAGTCCAACGCCTCGTTGCGCTCATGGCCGGAGATTTTCTCCCACTGCCATGGATTGCGATGGCCATCCTTGTACACCAAATGCTCAGACAGCAGGCCATTAAAATAGCCAAGGCCGTAATCATCCCGGCGCGGGAAGTGGCAGTACCGGGCACCCGGCTCCTGCACTTTCAAATCGTCCATGATGATTTGCTTGCCAGAGTCAACGCCCAACTGGTACTGCCAGCACATCCCGATGTAGCGGTTCTGCACCGTGATTTTTTGCTGCTTCGGAGGGCTGGTAAACGGCCTATCAGAGCCAGGAAAACCCTTGATGCAGAAAACCTTTTTGCCTATGCGGTCATGGCACCGCTGGCGTATTTCTTGGGTGAAATGACCGCCCTCGTCCACAAATTTGATGGACACAGGCAGTTCCACGCCATCAGCAAATTTCAGCTTGCGGTCAAACACCAGTTCGTCCAGCTGCTGCCAGACTTCATCGCTGTCAGGTCTGCCGCTGACGATGCCCTTTTCGATGCCCCATGTTTCCCCGAAGTGGCCGAAACCCACGATCTCGTACTCCATGCGGTCATCCTGCGTGTCAACGCCAGCAGTCAGCACCAGAACACCCTCCGGCAGTTCTGCGGTATATTCCTCCCTGCGGCCCAGCATGGTATCCTCGTCCTGCACATCGCCACGGTCTTCCCACAGCAGCCCAAGGCGGGTGTTGTAGACAACCTGCATCTTCTTGGTATCGCCCAAGGCGTTCAGGTATTTCAGCACGGTGTCTTTCCATGCCGCCCATTGGCTGACGAAGCTGTTCAGCCAGAAGCTGCGGATGCCGTTCTCATAGGCTGCCGGGTTTTCGGCCTGCCAGTGAGCGGGTGCCCGCTTCATGGTCACCTCGTCCGAAATGCAGCCGCACTCCGGGCAGAGATACCACACGTCCTTGACCTTGTAGGTTTTCTCGCCGTGGGTCTCGATGGTGTCGTAATCGTACCGAATATCTTCCCAGCGCAGTTCGTGGAAGCCCTTGCAGTGCGGGCACTGGGATACCCAGCGCTCCATTGTTCCCTTGACGTAGGACTTGGCAATGGCACTGTGTCCCTTGATGGTCGGGGTGCTGACTTCCACAGCCTTTGCGTTATAAAACGTAGTCTGGCGGGCCATTGCCAGCTCCCAAGGGTCACCCTCTGTGCCGGCGCTCACTGCCCAGCGGTCACGCTCGTCACCCAGCACATAACGGATGGGCTTTGATGCCAAAGCGTGTGCCTCAGTGGATCCGCACATGGTCAGGATGCCGCCGGGGTAACTCTTTTGCAGAATGGTGTTGCCACTGTCTCGGCTCTTGCTCTCTGCCACCTTTGCCCGCAAGGTAGGACAATCTCGTATCATGGGGGCGATACGCAGCTTGCTGTACTCCTTGGCATCAGTCTGAACCGGGTGGATAAAAAGGATAGATCCGGGGTCAACGTCAATCGTTCTGCCGATGACATTGTTTTCAAATTCGCTCTTGCCGACCTGCGAGGACGCTACGACAACGATGTGATGGACGCGAGGGTCAGAGTATGCGTCCATAATTTCCACCAGATAGGGCGTTCTGCTATTGCGCCAGCGACCCTGTTCGGCAGACGCTTCCGGGGACAGGACGCGGTTTTGTGCAGCCCACTCGCTGACCGTCACATTGGGCGGCGGGCGAATAGCTGCCACCAGCTTCGACACAAGCGCGTTCAGGCGGTCTACGGCGGCGTTGTCACTCATCCTCGTCACCGCCCAGTTTATCAGTCCACGACCGGCGTTCCCGGACGCGAGCCTCATACTTGGCCGGGTCATAGCGGAACAGAGCGATTTCCTCCGCAATCTGATTGACCTCGCCGCGCATATACTCTGCGACCTCGGCAGGGTCAGACAGAGCAGCGGCATTGATGGCCACCCGGCTGGGCAACGCCATCAGCGCGCCCCGGATGGTGTAGATAAGTTCGGCGGTCATAGCTGCCACATCCTCGCTGCGGTGCATCTGCCCGGACAATTCCTTGGCTTCTGCCTGTGCGATTTTGGCCTTGCTGGTCTTGAGCGTTGCCTCTGCCTTGGCCTTGACCCGCTCAATCTTCTTGGCCTCCTCAGCTTCTTCCTTGGTCAGCCCGCCACGAGAGATGCTGCCGATGTAGGCTTGCACGGCATCAGACAGCACGAATTTTCCACGGCTGACGGTGGTAAGCACGCCATCCTGTGTCAGCTGCTGCACTCTGCGGCCTGTGATTCCCAGTATCAGAGCCAGTTCGGTGGTGGTCACGTTTCTGTCAGCAAGTCTTTCTTTTGTAGGCATCCAGAAACCACCTCCTTTTCTGGTAAAACTATCTGGAAAATTCCTTGAAATTTGTTATACAAAGCGTAACGAAATGGCTGATTTTTCCCTTACTAACTAGCACGATTTCGGGGTCGACGAGCCCGCTCAGTGTGGGGCACCCCCGTCACAGTACCTTTTCGTCACCGAACGAGCCATCGTCGGCCCGCTCCTGTCCGCTGTTGGGCGGATGCAGAAAGGCTTCGACCGCAGCAGGGTCATACTCGATGGTACACTCGATGCTGTCCATAGGGACGCTGGGACAGGCGTATACGGTTACGGTGTTCATGGTGTCGTGCTCCTTTCAGCAGGGAATGCTCACGCTTTGAATCTTCCTATAGGCATCCAGACGCAGCTCCTTCTTGTCGCCGTCGTAGGTTGCCTCGTAGTACATACAGTCAGGGACGGTGGTGGACAGCCAAGCCTTGTTGTTCTGAAGTGTGCTGCCGCACCAGAGTACGCACACGTCTTTCACGCCGATCTTCTGGAGATGTGCCAGCTCAGCGTTTGCATTATAGAGGCTGGCGACGGCAGCAATGGCGGATGCCACAAAATCATAGTAGTCCATAGTGATGATTCCTTTCCTCGAGATAAAGCCCCTGCCCGCATGAGCGCTGGC